CCCGAATACCCGCAAGTTGAAACCTCCGAGATTCTGTTCAGCGAAGTGGTGGACGCTGCGGATCCCGGCCGGCAGCGCCAGAACGCGATGGGGCACGTCTGCTACGAGTTCGGTGGTGGCCGCGTGGTCAAGCGCGAGCCGGTGCCGACCTACCAGAGTGAGTGAGCTCCTCGCCGAGATCGCCGGCGAACGCGCCTCGAAAGACGCCTACGACAAGCTGCCACTGTCCATCCAGTGCATGTATGCGCGCACCGAATGGCTGTGGCTGTCGGACGTCGAGAAGGCTGACCTCGTGACCAACGAGTGCATGCCGGACTTCTACGTCGACTGACCGAAGGGGAAAAATCATGAAATCAGGCCGCACCAGCCTCGTCGAAGTCACCGACAACCCGGACATCAACGGAAACGACGAAGTGATGGCCAAGAACATGGCCGAGACCCTGCACAAGCACTACCCGGGGCAACTGTGGGCGGTGACGTGTGCCGGCCGGTCAGGTGTTGCGACGGTGCGCAACCTGTCGCTGTCGGCCAACTGGGGCTACATCATCAAACTCCAGAATCTCAAGGCCGACCACGACGGCAAGCTCGTCATGCGCGCCGGCGGCGAGATTCTGGAGCGCTTCAAGGTGGCGCGTGAGCGCGGCATCGACCTGGAGCGAGTCTACGAGCTGCACCAAGCGCCCAACGGCATGCCGGTGTTCGACCACGCGGGCGCGAAATCCCCCGTACCTCAGATCAACCGCGACTCGTGGGATGCCGCCAATGGCCGAAAGCCGGATCCCGCGCCTGTGACTGTGAATCATGGACCAACGCACTAACGTAACGCGCGAGCCGGACACCGCGGCCGGCGAAGACACCACCACCGCAGGCGGTATCCAGCAGGAGCAGGCACCCGACTGGCTGTCGATCGCGCGCCAGGCCTACCAGGGCAGCACGTCCTACATGGACACCAACTACCGGACCATGTGGGAGCGCAACCTCCGGCAGTTTCGCAGCCAGCACCCGATAGGCAGCAAGTATCTGTCGGAGAACTGGCGGGGGAAAAGCCGCTTCTTTCGGCCCAAGACCCGCGCGACCGTGCGCAAAAACGAGGCCGCGGCGGCAGCCGCCTACTTCTCCACGCAAAGCGTGGTGGACATCGCGGCGATGGACGACTCGAACGACCAGCAGCGCGCCGCGGCCGCGTTCTGGGGCGAATACATGAACTACCGGCTGACCAAGTCGGTGCCGTGGTTCCTGCTCCTGATGGGCGCCTACCAGGACGCGCAGGTGATGGGGGCGGTGTGCTCCTACCAGTGCTGGAACTACGAAGACGACCGGCCGGACAGCGATCTGCGCCCGCTGGAGAACATCCGCTTTGACCCGGCGGCCAAGTGGACCGATCCGATGGGCAGCAGCCCCTACGTGATCGACATGGTCGCCATGTACGCTTATGAAGTGAGGGAAAAGAGCGGCTGGAAAGAGGTCTCCGACGGCCAACTGTCCACCGCCCGCACCCAGGCATTCGACTCGACCCGCGCCGCGCGCGAGGGCAACCGCACCGACCCCAAGGAAGGCGGCGAGACCGGCCTCAAGGACTTCGACCTCGTCTGGGTGCATCGCAACGTGGTGCGCCGTGGCGGCACGGACTGGTTCTACCACACGCTCGGCACCGAGAGCCTGCTGACCGACCCGGTCCCGATCGAGACGCTGCCAGAATTCCAGTGGCTGCGCCGCTACGAGCGGCCGTGGACCTTCGGCGTCTGCATCCTGGAAGCGCACCGGTCTCTGCCGTCAGCCGTGCCGGAGCTCATGTATCAGGTCCAGGCAGAGCTAAACGACAACGCAAACCAGCGGATGGACAACGTCAAGCTGGTCCTGAACAAGCGCTATTTCGTGAAGCGCAACCGGCAGGTGGACATCAGGAGCCTCGCGCGCAACCAGTCCGGCAGTTCGACCATGATGGACGACCCGGAGAAGGACGTGAAGTTGGTCGAATGGAACGACATCACGTCGAGCGCCTACCAGGAGCAGGACCGGCTGAACCTTGACGCCGATGACCTGATCGGCTCGTTCTCAGGCTCCAGTGTGCAAAGCAATCGGAAGCTGAACGAGACGGTTGGCGGCATGAATCTGCTGAACGCCGCGGCTTCGCAGGTCGGCGACTACACCCTCAAGGTGTTCAACGAGACCTGGGTCGAAAAAACCCTGTCGCAACTGCTGCGCATGTCCCAGCGGCTGGAGAGCGACCAGAAGATCATCGCGCTGGCCGGCCAGAAGGCCCAGCTCGTGAAGGAATACCGCATCACTGAGATCAACGAGGACCTGCTGACGCAGGAATTAAGTTGCACGGTGAACGTCGGCATGGGCGCTACCAACCCGATCAACAATCTCGAACGCTTCATGAGCGGGATGGAGCGCCTGTCCACCATCTTCGGGCCGGAGCGCGTATCGCAGGAAATGAGCCTGACCGAGGTTTCGGCCGAGATATTCGGGAAGCTCGGCTACAAGGACGGCAACCGGTTCTTCATGGACCAGGACGACCCGCGCATTGCCAACCTGACGCGCCAGGTCGAGGAGTTGACCCGGAAGCTGGAGCAAAAGCGCAGCCCGGAAGTGGACGCCGCGACCGCCGAGGACAAGCGCGCCGGGGCCAAATACAAGGCCGCGCAGACCCTGAAAACCATGATCGAGGCGTTCTTCGGCTCCACGCAGGCCGCCGAGATCATCGCCGCCATGCCGGAAGTAGCCCCGGTAGCCGACAGCATCCTGCAGGCCTCCGGCTACCAGCCGCCGACGCCTGCCGGCGTGGACCCGAACATCGTGGCGCCGCAGCGTCCGGTGCTGGCGGCGCCGGACGTTGCCGCCAACACGAGCCCGCTCGAGCCCGCGGTCCCGCAGTCACCCACCGCCGGCGTGAATGCCGGCATCGAGAGCGCCGTTGCCTAGCCAAGAGACCTCGCAGTTCGACCCGCGATCGACGCTGCTGCTGGCGCAGGCCGAGCTTGGCATGACGGCCGACGAGTTCAAGCGCACCAAGATCGGCCTGTACCTGCTGGGCGTGGCCGAACAGGACGCGCGCGAGGCACTGGACGGGCTTCGCAGCGTGAAGCCAACGGACACCGAGGCCATCATCGAATTGCAGAACAAGGCCGCCCTCGCGCAGCGGTTTTCCGACTGGCTGGACGAGGCCATCAACATCGGCCGCGCCGCCGAGCAACAGATTCACGAGCAGGAACAACCCGACTAAACATCAGGAGATCGTTATGACCGACACCGCCACCCAACCGGGCGCGGGCGACGGCAAGGGCAAAAAGCCCGTGCGCAGCGCTCGTGCAGAGATGTTCAACAGCATCGAGGCCAAGCGTATCGACGAGATCAACGACGACCTGGAGGTCGGCGGCTCCAAGGTGAAGCTGGAGTTCACGCCCACCGACATGTCCCGTCTGGACGGCAAGGACGAGGACGACGGCCTGACGCCAGAGGAGCGTGCCGAGCGCGATGCCGAGGCCGAGCGCGTGGCCGCCGCCGACAACAAGGGCGGCGACATTTACGAGTTCCTGGGCGAGGACCGCCTGGACAAGACCAAGGTAAAGGTCAAGGTGGACGGCCGGGAGGAGGAAGTGCTGGTCTCCGACCTGGTGGTTCAAGGCCAGAAGGGCCGGGCCGCCGACAAGCGCCTGGAGGAGGCCGCGTTCGTCAAGAAGGCCGCGGAAGCCGAGTCCGCAGAGATTCTGGCCAAGGCAAATGCCGAGGCCGCAGAGATTCGCAGGAAAGCGGGCGGCACCGATGCCCCCGCCGACAAAGACAACAAAGGATCGCCATCCATCGCGGACGCGGTCAGCAAGGTGGTCTCCGGGCTCTACGACGGGGATCAGGACGTTGCAGCTTCCGCCCTTGGCGAGGCTGTATCGGCCGAGGTCAATCGGCGCGTATCCGAGCTTAAAACAGCCGGCAACGCCACCGTCGACTCGGAGGCCATCACCACATCTGTTCGGGCGGAGCTCGAACGCAAGGACTGGGACGGCGCATTGAACGAGTTTTCAGCGAACCACGCGAAGATCGTCAAAGACCCCTTTTTGCTGGGCATCTGGCAGAGCAACCTCAACGAAGCGGCAAAAACGAGCTCGACGCCCAAGCAGGCCATCGAGCGCGCCACCGAGTTGACGGACGACTGGCTTAACAAAGCCGGGGGCAATGGCGCGGGTGGTAACAATGTAACCGCTGGGGCCGATGCGTTGCAGAAACGAGAAGCAGAAAAAAAAGCGGCGTCCGAAAGGGCTGCCCGTTCTTCAACGTCACATCGAGCCCCCGGCTCTCAAGCGAGCGCGGACGAACCCGCCTCGCCGAAGTCTGTCCTGCTGGACATGCGCAAGCAGCGGGGGCAAGCCTAAATGAGGTATTCAAATGCAAGTATGGGTAACCAACACCCAAGGCGGCTTCATGTACTCCGATCAGCTCTCCAAAGAGCTGCGGATGTCCGTGCAACCGCTGGTGAAGTTCCGTCAGTTCGCTGACATCAAGGACGCGACCTTTCAGGGTCTGTCCAAAGGGCAGGAGTTCCACTGGAACGTGTACAGCGACGTCGCGACGCAAGGCGGCACGCTGGTTGAGACCAACACGATGCCCGAGACGAACTTCCGCATCACGCAAGGCACGCTGGTCATCACCGAGTACGGTAACTCGGTGCCCTACTCCGGCAAGCTCGACGACCTGTCGCTGCATCCGGTAAAGGAAGTCATCCGCAAGGTGCTGAAGAACGACGCGAAAAAGGCGTTCGACATCGGCGCGTGGGCGCAATTCAACGCCTGCGCGATTCGCGTGGTGCCGACGGCAGGCACGTCGACCGCGGCGCTGGACGTCACCACCAACGGCACGGCGACCGGCACGAACAACATCGAGATGCGCAACACGCACGTCAAGATGATCGTGGACCTCATGAAAGAGCGGGACATCCCGCCCTACATGGCCGACGATTACGTGTCGCTGTCGCACCCGTCGACCTTCCGCACGTTCAAGAACGATTTGGAGACCCTCCACTCCTACACGAGCGAGGGCTTCCAGATGATCCTGAACGGGGAGATCGGCCGCTACGAGTCGGTGCGCTTCGTCGAGCAGACGAACATCCCGAAAGGTGGCGCGGCGGACACCACCACGTTCAACCCGGCCACCAAGACGGCCGACGTGTGGAACAACGCCAAATCGAGCTGGTCGTTCTTTTTCGGCGAGGACACGGTGGCAGAAGCCATCGCCATCCCCGAGGAAATGCGCGGCAAGATCCCCGGCGACTTCGGCCGCAGCAAGGGCATCGCCTGGTATTACCTAGGCGGTTTTGGGTTGATCCACACCACGGCCAACCCCACGCAGGGCCGCATCGTGAAGTGGGACAGCGCGGTCTAACCACGCAATTCAGGGCGGATCGGGCCTACCCCCGCTGCCCAACCTGAACGACGCGCGGGAGGCGCGCGTCGTGGAGAACTTCAATGCCTGGACGTTATGACCATCCGAACTTCATCACCCGGCGCGAATTCGGCATCGACACGGTGGCAGGTGCCGCTACCGTCGGCGCCCGGTTTGCCCGTTTCCAGAAGCACAAGCTCAAGGCGGTCCACGTTCGCGTGATCGCGGCGGGCACGTCGGCGGGCGCCGGCAACGCGCTCATCGTCCGCCACGGCACCACGGCGATCGGCACCTTCACCCTGGGCACCACGACCGTCGGCGCCACCCAGTCCATCGTCATGAACCGCGAGGTTTCGTCGCTGGAACTGGTGGACGGCACCAACGGCACGGACGCGACGGGCCGCGTGCATGTGATCTACGAGCACGAAATGCTGTGGGACGGCACGCCGACGGCGTAAGCCAGCAACAGCAGCCATGAAAGGGCCCCTTCGGGGGCCCTTTTTTTATGCCGGAGGGCGCCATGAAAGACAGCAGCACGAAGTTGAGCGGCGAGTCGAGTGACCTTGCCAAGGACGGCGCGAGTCAGGCCGACCTCGAGTGTGGGTTCAAGACCGTCAACGAAACGCAGGTGATGGACGAGTTTCCGCGTCAGCCGATGCGCGCCGGCGGTTTCGCCGGGCGGCCGCATGGTTGGGAACGCTAAGGAGAAGCCATGAAACACGACAACGCGCACGCGCGCGGCAAGGGCGACATCAGCGCCGGCCCGATGGGCGAGAACAAGGAACTGTCTGGCGAAGGCGAACACGCGGCTATCAGCCCAGCCGCCGCGAGCGCCGGCTACGACGCGATGGGCTCGATCGCGGAGCACACCAAAAGCGTGCCGCACGAGACCAAGGGCGGCAGGCACAACACGAAGGCCAACCTGCGCCCGTAAGCCCGGGCGCATTTCCTCAACGCAAGCAGGAGTTCCCCCATGAAGAAGTTGGACCGCAGCAAGCCGTTCGGTGAAGTGTTCGGCAACGACCCGTCTATCCCCTACCGCTACATGCAGGGCGGGCAGTTCTTCGATGACGCCGAGAAGAACATCGACCCGAAGGCAACAGACGAGGTCATCCGCGCCACGCCGGAGACCGAGGACGAAATGCGGGCCCGGCTGACCGCCGAGATCATGGGAAAGCAGCCGGCGAAGACTTTGCTGGAAGAAGTCGGCGACGAGCCGGCCGAGAAACGCACGGTCAAGAAGAAATAGCCCGTGGTCTGGCGCGCAGAGGATCCGCAGGGAAACGAGGCGGGCAAGGTCCGCTGGGACATCGTGCCGTTCACCCGGGGCCGCGGTTTGGACCTTGGGTGTGGCGGGCACAAGGCTTTCCCGCACTTTCGCGGGGTGGACAACCTGCACCACGCCTACGCCTACGGCCAGCGTTTCCGGCCGGACATCGAGGTCGAGACCTGCGAGAAGCTCACGGATTTTGCCAGCGACAGTCAGGACTTTGTATTCAGCAGCCACCTGCTGGAGCACATTGAGGACTGGCGCGCAGCGCTCGAGGAGTGGTGGCGGGTCATCCGCGTCGGCGGGCATCTGGTGTTGTATCTGCCGCACAAGGAGCTCTACCCGAACATCGGGGAGCCCGGGGCGAACCCCGACCACAAGCACGACTTCCTGCCGCAGGACATCGTCGATGGCATGACGGCGATCGCGCCGGACTGGACGCTGCTGGTGAGACAGACGCGGGACGCTGGCCGCGAGTATTCGTTCTTCCAAGTGTGGCGCAAGGACGCGGATGGCTGCGGCCAGACCGACGTGAGCGACCTGCCCAAGCCCGAGAAAACGGTCTGCCTGGTTCGCTACGGCGGTTTTGGCGACATGATTCAGGCCGCCTCCGTGCTGCCGGGATTGAAGAAGCAGGGCTACCACGTCACCGTGATGACCACCGACCGCGGGCAGGAAGTGCTCCAGAACGACCCGCACATCGACGGCTGGATCATTCAGGACAAGGACCAGGTCCCGAATCACGAGCTCGGCGACTACTGGGCGCATTGCGCGGCGAGCTTTGACCGCTTCATCAATCTTAGCGCATCGGTCGAGGAGAGCCTGCTGTCGGTGCCGGGCAAGATCACGCATACGTGGCCAAAAGAAGCGCGCCACATGGTCATGGACGTGAACTACCTCGAATTCACGCACGCGATCGCGCAGGTGCCCTTCGAGCCGGCTGCGCGCTTCTACCCCACGCAAGCCGAATACGAGTGGGCGATCGAGCAGGGCATCGTGATGAACGACGCCTTCACCGTGATGGTGGTGCTGGCCGGATCCAGCGTGCACAAGGCCTGGCCGAATCTGGACTACCTGATCGGCCGGATGATGCTGGAGACCCCCGAGTGCACGATCATCATGGTTGGCGACCCGCACTGCAAGATTCTGGAGGCGGGCTTCGAGAACGAGCCCCGGGTGTGGCGCCGAAGCGGCGAGTGGGGCATCCGCCACACCATGACGGCGGCGGCGAACTGCGACCTGGTGCTGGGCCCGGAGACCGGCGTGCTGAACGCGGTCTCGTTCATGCCGGAGGTCGCCAAGATCGTGCTGCTGTCGCACTCCTCGCACGAGAATCTGACCAAGGGCTGGCCCAACACGCTGTCGGTGACCCCCGACGTGCCATGCCACCCCTGCCACATGATGCACTACGACCGGCAGTTCTGCCCCGAGCTGTGGGTGCCGCTGGAGTCGCACCCCGTCTCCAAAGACGAAAAGCTGGTCGAACTGTTGACGCGCGAAGGCCATATCAAGGACGGGATGTTCGCAACCGGGGCCGCGAAGTGCGCGGCCTCAATCTCGCCTGACGTGGTGTTCGGGCCTGTGAAGGAGCTCTATGAAAGCTGGCGAACTACTCGCGGAGTGGCGCAGGCGGTCTGACGACGTCACCGACCCGACGCTGTGGGAGGACGACGAGCTCCTGTTCTGGCTGAACGAGGCCGAGTGCGAGGCCGCGCGCCGCGCACGCCTGCTGGTGGACACCCAGAACAAGACCGTCCCCAGCAACGTCTGCCGGCTGACGCTTGCCACCGGGGTCTCGTTCTACGCGCTGGACCCGCGGGTGATCTACGTCCGCCAGGTGCGGCTGGTCGGCCGCACGCTGCCGTTGTGCCGCGCGGACTTCCGGGATATGCCCTACGGCTGGGACACCGCCACCGGCCAGCCGATCGGCTACGTGGCGGGGCTGGACACCGGGAAGCTCCGGATCTGGCGCACGCCCACCGTCACCTACAACGGGCAGTTCGTGGACCTGATGGTGGTGCGCGAGCCGTTGACGGCAATGGAACAGGACGACGCGCCGGAGATTGCGCTGCGCTACCACGCGGCGCTGCTCGACTGGGTGAGCCACCGGGCCTACATGAAGCACGACAGCCAGACCTACGACCCCGAGGAGTCCATGAAGGCGCTGGCCACCTTCGAGCGCGAGTTCGGGACCAAGGAGCGCTCGAGCGCGCTGGAAGAAGAATGGGTGCGCAACAACTTGCCGCAGGACGAGTCCGATCGCGAGGGCTGGGCCTGATGGGCGTGCGCACCGACAAGTCCGCCGAGTTCAAGGAATTCGCCGGGCTGCGCAACAACACGACCGCCGACCGCATGACGCCGGCGGACCTGCAGGCGGCGGTGAACGTGGACATCGACGACGCGGGCCGGATTTCGCGGCGCCGCGGCACTACCTTGCGGTTGGCGGGTGCCACGCACTCCCTGTGGGCCGACGGGCGGGGCCAGAACTGCCTGGCCGTCCAGGGCACGAACCTGCTGCGCGTGCGGGCCGCCGGCGCCGGGGCCTACGCCACCGACACCCTGCGCACCGATCTAACACCGGGCGCGCGCATGGCCTGCTGGGGTCTCAACGGCCTCGCCTACTACATGAACGGCCACCAGTCCGGCGTGGTGCAGGAGGGCGCCAGCCGCACGCTGGGCCTCGCCTGTCCCTCCACCCAGCCGGCGGCGGCGCCGATCGGCGGCAACCTGCGGGCGGGGCGCTACCAGTATGCCGTGACCTTCCTGCGGCGCGACGGGCAGGAGTCCGGCACCTATCACGCGGCCGCGATCGACCTAGCGACCACCGCCGGCATCCGCTTCACCGGGATCCCGGTCTCGGCCGACCCCACCGTCATCGCGCGGGTGATCTACCTGACCGCGTGGAACGGGGAAGTCCTGTACCGGGCGCTCACGCTGAACAGCACCGTCGCCACCGCCGACTACCAGGGCGACGGCACGGACCTGCGGGTGCAGTTGGCGACCCAGTTTGGCGAACCGGCACCCATCGGGCATGCGCTGGCCTGCTTTCGCGGACACCTGCTGGTGGCGCAGGGCCCGAACCTCTTTTACTCGCACCCCTACCGCTACGAGCTTTTCCCGCTGGGGCGCGCTTTCATTCCTTTCCCGGCCGACATCACGCTCTTAGCACCGGTCGAGGATGGCGTGTTCGTGTCCGCCGACCAGACCTACTTCCTCTCGGGTGCGAGCCCGTCGGAATGGGTGCTGCAAACGGTGGCCGGTTATCAGGCCATCCCCGGCACCCAGTCCTACCGGCGCGCCGAGGGCGGCACCGTCGGCGAAGGCGAGGGGCTATCCGTGCAGACGGTGTTCTGGGCCAGCAACCGCGGCCACTGCATGGGCGGCAACGGCGGCTCGTTTACCAACATGACAGACGCCCGCTACTCCTACCCCGGTGCTGCGCGCGGGGCGGGGATCGTGCGCGAAGTCAACGGCATCAACCAATTTCTTTCGGTCCTCGAAGGCACCGGCGTAGCATCTAACGCCGCGGAATAAGGAGCATTTCATGCCACTCAGATTCAGCAAGGCACTGGCGAACTTCCTCAACCACGGCGGCAGCCTGCGCCAAGCGCTCTCCTACGGCAAGATCGACTTCCGCACCGGCGCGCAACCGGCCACGGCGGACGCCGCACCCACCGGCACGCTGCTCTGCACCTTCACGCGGGCGGGTGCTGCGCACACCCCGGAAGTGAAATCGACCGGCACGATCACGCTGACCGGTGGTGGTTCCGGCAACTTCACCAGCGTCAAGGTGGCGGGCCTCGAAGTGCTGAACGGCACGACGACCTTCAACACGTCGCTGACGCAGACCGCGGCGGACCTGGCGGCAGCCATCAAGCGCAACGTCCAGAATTGCCTGGTGGATGCGACCAGCTCGTCGACCGTGGTGACGCTCTCCGGCAGGCCGGGGCTCGGCGCCAACCCGAATACGCTGGTGCTTGCCGGCACCACCGCGACGATCACGGCGACCTTCGGCACCATGACCGGCGGCACGAACCCGGCCAACGGCCTGAACTTCGAGCTCTCGACCACGGGCACCATGACCAAGATCGGCACCGACACCTGGTCGGGCACCGGGGTCTCGGACGGCACCGCCGGCTGGTTCCGCTGGAAGGCGGCCGTGGCGGATGCGGATGCGCTCGACTCCGCCGAGGCGATCCTTCGTCTGGACGGCGCGATCGCCACCAGCGGCGGGCAGCTTAACGGGTCCTCCACCGCGATCACCACCGGCGCCGTGCAGACCATCACGTCCGACCAGATCATCCTTGCGCTGACGTAAGCGATGGCGGACTTTACCGCCACCTGGACGTGGCCGGCGCACACCACGACCGGCACGTTCATCCTGGCCGAGCGGCAATTCGTCGGCGACAAGTCTGTCAGCGAATACTCGATGACCGGCGAGTTCGATGTCGCCACGGCCGGCTACTACGAGGGCGATGCAACGCTGCCGCGCTGGGAATTCGCAGGCGAGTTCATCGGCGGCAACAACTGGGCGGTTGACATCCGGTGGGGCTTCGACAACGCCGGCGAGTTCACGGCCGGCAACATCTTCACCGGCGCATGGGAGTGGCCGGCGTACTCGAAATCGGGCTCCTTCTACTCCCCGGTGTGGACCGGCGCATGGGCGTGGCCAGCGCTCTACATGGATGGCCGCTTCGAGCCCGCGATCGCCGGGGTGTTCCGCGCCTGGCCGATGAATGTGAAAAACCGGGCGCTGACCGAATACGAGGCCTTCCCGTTCAACAGCTTCGCCGCGTTCAACGGCGAGACGCTGGCGGCCGGGGCTGGCGGCATCTTCACGTTGAGCGGCGAGGACGACGCCGGCGAGTTCGTCGACGCCCGCGTGCGCTTGGCACTCACCGACTTCGGCGTCGAGGAGCTAAAGCGGGCCGAGGAGGTATTCCTGACCGCGCGCTCGCCGGGCACCCTGACCGTGAGCGTGGTCGTTGACGGCGGCCAGACTTACGAGTATCCGCTGGAGCCGACCGGAAAGGCGGGCATGTATACCGTCCGCGTGAAGGTCGGCAGGGGCTTGCGCCTGACGCACTGGTGCTTCGAGATCGCCAATTTCGAGGGCGTGGCCTTCGATCTTGATGCTCTGCGCCTGCGCCCGAT